GTACTCATACGCTTCTCTTACGGGACATATCTACGCATGTTACGACCGTTACGCTTTTTGTGGATATATTTGGGCATCTTTTTAATTATAACTTTTAATCTCAGTGGAAAGTTCATTGCTTGCCAATAATGCGGCTGTTGTGGGTGATACTTCTACTGCTCGCGAATTAGGTGGTATTGAAGCCTGGATTGCTACTAATGACAACTTTGGTGCAACTGGTGCCTCTCCTGTCGGCGCAGATGGTACTGCGGCACGTACAGACGGCACTCAACGAGCGTTCCTTGAAGCTGATTTGAAGTCGGTCCTGGCTGGAACATTCGACTCAGGCGGCGATCCAAATATGGTGATGGTTGGTTCTTTCAACAAACAGGCTATGTCTGCTTTCAGTGGTAATGCGACTCGACAGACTGATTCTGAGGATATGAAGCTGGTAACAGCTATCAAGATTTACGTTTCAGACTTCGGCGATCTCCAGGTTCAGACTAACCGGTTCCAACGTTCACGTTCAGCCTTAGTGCTTGATATGGACTTCTGGGCAATGGCTACCCTTCGAGAGTTCAGCCAAGAACCTTTGGCGAAAACTGGTGATTCTGATCGAGTCCAGTTGTTGAGTGAATACACACTGGAGGCGCGTAACGAGGCTGCTTCCGGCGGTGTCTTTGACCTTACAACTGCCTAGTCTTAGGGGTCTTCGGGCCCCGTTTTTTTTGGAGTTCACATGGCTAGAAAAATCGAAGTTGAATGCTTGGCTAATATCTGCACTGAAGAGGACGGCATTATCCGCAAGGGTTTTACTGCTCAACTGACAGGCGAAGAGTTCAAGCATTTTGAATCTGTTGGCGCAGTTAAACGGGTTGAGAAAGAAGAACCTGAAGAGGTTCAAGAGCCCGAAGAAGCGCCACAACCACAAATCGAAGGAGGTGACGCGTGAGTGCACCAGATCTTTTAGAAGTAACACTGCCTTTTTACATTGCTGATGTATCGACAGCCGGACAAGTATTCATCCCAATCCCTTTGGGGTTCGATGGAACTGTTGTTGAGATCATCACCGTGTTGAATGGCACCATTGCCACTGCTGATGTTGATTTAACCGCCAAGATTGGTGGTGTTGCATTGACTAACGGCCTGATTACTATCGCCTTTACTGGTTCTTTAGCTGGTGATATTGATAGTACGAATCCGACTGGTAAGAATGCTGTTGCTGCCGGTGGCGCTGTTGAGATTGAAACAGATGGTGCGAGTACGCTCGCCATTGAGGTCTTTGGCGCAATCAGAATCAGGCGATAATTTATGAAGCGCATTCTGGATCATGATCCGCATACTGGATTGACCCAAGAGTACCACGGTAATAATGATGGTACGTTCACCATAAAGACCTATCAGGATGTGTCTAGCTTCTTGCGTGAGAATGCAGAAGCAAGGTCACTATCTCAGACCGGTTGGAAAGGTGAAATGCATGAGGTTGCCAGTATCCCTGCCATTGTTTGGCATATGTGGTGGGATGAACTAGGTGATGATCCTGGTGCGCGACGTAATAGGAAATGGTTGGCTGCGAAGCTGAATAGCAATGAGTTCCTGAAGCTCAGAGTGAAAGAGGGCCGAATGTGAGTCTTGATACTTTTGACAATTTGAAAGTTGAAATCCTTGACTGGTCACACCGGGATGATATTGATTTAAAGCTTGAGACATTCATCGAAATGGCTGAGGTCGAGATGTTCTCTAATCCCCAGGCGGTATTGAAGATCAAAGGACAGGAGACATCAGACGATACATTGACCACTACAGCGCGTGTTATACCGCTCCCTACTGACTTCCAATCTATGAGAAGCATACGGCTTGTGCTTAACAATAACGGCTCAGAGACGCAATACAGAGCGCCTGAACAGCTAATCAGAGTTGATACAACAGGTCTGCCGCGATTCTTTACTGTGATTGGTAATAATATCGAGTTCGACCGCGTTCCTGACTTTGCCTACACGATAGAGCTTCGGTACTTTGCCACGCCAACACCTTTGTCGAGCACGAATGCGACCAATACAGTATTGGACAACCATCCTAATATCTATCTGTTCGGTTGTTTGTGGGCTGTATTTGAATTTGCTGTTGATGAGATCCAGGCGCAGAAGTATTACTCCAGATTTATTAGTGCGATTCTAGGCGCGAATAAGAGGGATAAGGAAGGAAGATTTGGTACGGCTCCGGCAATGCGCATAGAATCGAGCACGCCGTGATTGATCAGCAGACGTTAAAAAAATATCTTAGATATGAACCTGACTCTGGTTTATTCATTAGGCGCACGAAAGCCGGGCGTTGCGATATTGGAGACATCGCAGGAAGTAAAAGCGGTAGTGGATATATCTATATTAGAGTTGAAGATACACGGCATTCTGCACATAGGCTGGCTTTTTTATATGTAAACGGGGAGTTTCCCCCGGAACAAGTCGATCATGTTAATCATGTAACCGATGATAATAGGTGGTGTAATTTAAGGCTGGTTTCAAACCTTGAAAATGCTAGAAATCAATCAATGCATTCTCATAATACTTCTGGAACTACTGGAGTTTCCTGGTATGCCAGCGGTGAGAAATGGTCGGCAGAAATAATGGTCAATGGGAAGGCTATATTTTTGGGTAGAAGAACAGATAAACAAGAAGCAATTAAATTAAGGAAAGATGCCGAAGTGAAATATGGATTTCATGAGAATCACGGCTTAGCTGAGTGTATATAAATGGCATTCCAAACAGTTCCCGTGAATGTAACTGGCCCATCGTATCAGAGTAGGTCCAAGGCATTAAGTAGCCAGGCCACTGTTAATTTCTATATGGAGTTCGATCAGAGCGGCAAAAGCCCTCTAGTTCTTCATTCATTCCCTGGTCAAAAATTATTTAGTCCTTCAGTTGGTGCGGGCCGTGGCCAATGGCACATGAAGGAAGTCCTGTACAGAGTTGCAGGAAGTCGATTGCTAGAGGTTACAAGGCTTGGCGTGTCGATTGATCGAGGTCTAATCCCCGGCACTGCGCGATGTATCTTTGCCGATGACGGCACGAACCTATTTATTGTCTCTGTTGGGAATGTTCAGCAGTACAACCGAGAGACTAAGACATTAAGCACAGTGACTGACCCGGATATTGTTGGTTCAAACGCTGTTGATTTCTTAAACAATCAATTTATTTATACCAAACCTAATCTATTCATTATTTCAGATGTTAAAGATGGTTCAAATGCTAGCGGATTGAATGCCGCTCAAGCAGAGAGCCAACCAGATGATCTGATTAGGGCTTATGTATTTGGCCAGTTGGTTTACATGTTTGGCGAGCGATCGACAGAGCCCTGGTATAACTCAGGCAGCGGCCTTCCACCTTTTGAGCGTGTTGACACACAGATTGTCTCTGTTGGTTTGGCTGCTTTGCATGCTCCCGCGCATAATGATGAGTTCTTGTATTGGCTTGGTGACGATCGACAGGTTTATAGGACCGCGGGTGGCGGTAATTTCCAAAGAATATCCAGTATAGCCATAGCTCACGCTATCGAAGGCTATGACGTTGTTGATGACGCGGTAGGCTGGACCATGACACTGGAAGGGCAGAACTTTTACGTATTGACCTTTCCAACTGAAAATCAGACATGGGCTGTAAACGAAGGTCTAGGCAATGATGGTTGGTTTCAATTATCTGCTGATCTTTTAATGGGCAGATACAACGTCAATTCACATTCTTTCATTTACGGGAAACATTTGGTTTCACATGAAACGAATGGTGATTTGCTGGAATTAAGCCTGGATGCTTTTGATAACATCGGTGAAACAATCCAACGAACCCGGGTCATGAGCTCTATTCACGGCGGTAGTATTGGCGCGCCAGGTAAACGGGTTCAGATGTCACGATTTGAGCTTATATTGGAGAAAGGTGTTGGTCTTGTATCCGGGCAAGGTGATGATCCTCAGATAATGATAGAGGCCTCATACGACGGCGGTAAGAGCTTTGATGCTGGAACATGGATGAAGATCGGTCGACTCGGTGACGATGACGTCAGGGCCGAATGGTTCAATCTAAAGTCGTTCTATGACCTGATTATCAGGATATCAACGAGCGACCCGGTGCATTACACAATCATGAGCGGGGCTATCGATTTAAGGTTGGCTGGTCGCTAATGGCTGCTGTTAATCCACCACCTAATTTACGCTTACCGAGAGATTTTGTTTCTGATAAAGATAAGCGAGATTACTTCCAGCAGCTAGAGTTTATTATTTTCCAGTTGTGGACCCGAACAGGTGGTGGAAGTGATAAAATTGAAGCCATAGATACTTTTGATAAGAAGTCACTAGCTGATCTTATATCGCTGAGACAGGACTTGGGCACTGGTGACTCACTAACTTCTGACGAAACAGGGTTTAGTGTTGATTCAGATAGATTAACCGTCGATATGGATGAAGCTTAAATGGCACAACAGACTATCAATATAGGTACGCTAGCAAATGACCGCACCGGTGATACCTGGCGCGCGGCTATGGATAAAACCAATGATAATTTTGACGAATTATTTGCCATTGGTACGCCTGAAGATCAAGTTATTATTAATAGCATCACTGATTTCCCGACTGCTGTAGCTGGAGTGATTACGCTTGCTGCTGAAACACAGTATCTAATCGGTAGTGATGTGAATCTTGGTGATATTCGACTTGTAATGGGCAGCAACACGGCTGTAAGCGGCATTGAATCCATCAATGTGACTCTTACTTACACCGGTACTGGTGATATGTTTACTATCACTAATGTAAGGGTTCGAATTAGTACATTGTCTATTTCTTGTGTTTCTGGTCGAGTTATAAATTTTAGTGATAATACAGACTCTATATTCAGAATGAATGATTGTAGTGTGGTTTGCGGTACTTTCGGATTGTTTAATAGTACTGGCGTAAACGGAACTACTACAAGGTTTACTACTGTTAGTCCTTCCGCAATGACTGCCGGTGGCATTACTATTACAGGAGGCTGGAATACTTGGTTATGGGAAACTTCTGCAGTAAACATAACAACAGGAACATTATTTGATTTTGGCACAGCTACATTTGACGCCATTGTTTTGGATTTAATCCTTGCTGCTTTAGGAGCAGCGACAAACCTTATTAAAGGTGCGGCAGCATCAGCCAATATTAATGTGGGTGGTACAGCCATTATTACTCGAATGCTGACTAGCGGTGCTGGCACGCCATTAAACACTGTTACTACGGATGATATTCGATGGCTATTTGATAACAATGACGATATCTCCGATACGCAACCTGATGCTTTGATATTCCAGGATGGAAACGCAACATCTACAGTGATTAGCGCGTCAAGCACGGATGGTTCTAATGCTGTCGTTTTGGCCGGGACATGGACGGAGCAGCAAGCATCACATTTCACAAGCACAGCGGGCGGTATAATTACTTATACGGGCGAAAGGGATCTTAATAGCCCTATTGATGTTGTTGCATCAGTTGATCCTGTATCAGATAGTACGCTAGCAATTTATATCACCATCAACGGCACTCCTGTTCAGGCTACTGGCGTTCCTCGATTTGTTAAAGCGGCTGACAATGGCGTTATGAGTACAATCTGGCAGGAAAAGTTAAGTACCGGCGACACCGTTGAGATTAGAATTGAAAATCAGACATCTACCGCCAATATTTTGATTTCTGATGTCGTCTGTAGGGTTAGATAATGGCTGAATCACCACTAATCTCTAATACAAAGATAGCTGCAGCTGATACGGTGACCACTTTGTATACGTCTCCAGGTGCAGGTGCGGGCACTGTTATTAGCGCCTTGAGTGTGACTAATGATTCGCTTTCAAGTGCTTCTTACAAGGTTTATATAGTCGGTCTTGATGGTGTTGTAGGTGATCCTGTTGTACCTCAGACGATAGTTGTTAAGGATAGGTCCAGCCCTGCATCAACGGCCATAAATCATACAATACCTGCGGGTGGAACGCTGAGGGCTGAAAATAGCACAGCTAATGCTTTGGGGTTTTATATGTCAGGGTTAGAGCAATAATGTTAGAGCGGACTTTTGATATAAATCAAATCAATTCTGTGTTGAAGCATCCCGACATATGGCCGCTTATTGCTGACGATGAAGATAAGGACAGTTTTGAACCTCCGATGGAGGATACGCATTATCTGTTTGATGAGGGTGTTCTGTTTATTCTTCATCCGCTTAATGACGATTTGGAAATACACGCTAATGTCTTGCCTGAGTTTAGAGGCAATGCTAAGAAAGCTGCAGCCGAAGCTTTGGCTTATGGGTTTGGTCTAAATGACAAGATTGTGGCGAGAATACCAATTGAATTCGGCAATGTTTACGGTTTTGCGTTAAAATTCATGGAATATGATGGTGAGATTGATGGTATTCATCATTTCAGCCTGGAGAAGGCAGAATGGCAGCGGAAACTTATTATCAACAAGCAAACAACAGGCGCCCTTATTGGACAGCACTGTTAGGAGGGTAGGCAAGTCGGTTTTATTCGTAGGCTCACCGGTAAAGACGTGGCAGGGGCAACAGAGCGCGGCGCAGAGATTCAAGCGCAAGCGGGACTGGAAGCTATTGAACGCCAAGAAGCAGCTGCAGGGCGAGCACAGGGCTTTCTTGACCCATTCGCGGCTGTAGGTCAAAGAGGCATTGAAGAAGCTGGATTTCTTGCCGACCCACAAGCCCAATTTGATTTTCTACAAGCCAATCCTTTGTTTCGGGAATCTTTGAACTTACTTGATAGGGATACAGCGGCGGCAGCGGCATCAAGAGGTCGATTAGGCGCCGGTGAAACCTTGCTAGACTTCCAGCGGAACGCTTTGTTAGCTTCACAGCCAATTCTTGTGGAGTTTCTCTCGTAAACCCTGCTTGCCTGC